TGGCACGTTGTAGACCTGCTGAAAGTTCTTTATAGGCTTCTTCAATGTGGTTGTTATTCAATGCAGGCATTGCAGCCGCAATTGATTGAATCAAATGCTCACGCTTGAAGGCTTCATAGATTTCATCTACAAGAGCAGAGAAAGGTTCAGCAGATGCGTCCAGCAACAAGGTGTCTGCGTACTCTTGCTTGAATGCACGAGCAGAGGGAACAGCACTGTGTTCACGCCAGTACGAAAGAATCCAAATCCATACTTCAGAAAAGTTAGGACTAAAATGTGAAGGCTTGATACCTGCGTTTACAACTTCAGTAACAGATGCTTCTTGAATGACTTTGCTGATTAAGAGATGTTCGGCGCTTGCCATTACAGCATCCATGCTTTCTGTGGGTCAACTACTGTCGCACGGATACCAATGATGGCAGCCTGTTCTTGAGTAGGAACGAGTATCCTACGGATGGAATGCTTAAAACGCAAGTCGTATGCTAACTCTTCAATATTTGAGTAAGAAAGAACTGGTAGTGACACACCTTTGCGAAAGAACCAACTTTCAATTTCTTCAGGATATGGCAAGAAAGTGTAAATCTCTGTACTAACTCCTAGACGGTCTGAAGTATCAATTAATGCTTTCAAAGGTAGGTCATGAGGTGTCCAGTGACGAATCTCTTTTTCAGAAGTTTCTGTACTGCGTTTAAAAAGGCTGTACTTTTTATCAGGAGGAGTTGCAAGCAACCCTTCAAAGATAACTCCTTGACCAGCGTCTACGCCAAGACTGATGTCATTACCCTGCACGGCGTGTCCTGTAATCCATTCCTGCGGTTTCAATAATAAAACTGCTCTCATGAATGACTGACGCAAGATGCTGACCGTAACGATGTGCAATTGTGTCTGGAGTCAGAATAGAAGTAATGAGAGTTGTTTTCTTTTCTTCATAACGGTTGTCAATCAAGGCTGCCAACGCACTGCGTGCGAAGTCAGTTGTTGTGCGCTCTGAGCCAAGGCTATCCAAAACCAAAATGTCAAAGGTTCGGCGCATGTACATGAGAAGATTTGGGTCTGAGTAACCATCTGAAAGTTCACCATGGTTGCGAGTTTCGTCATAGACCATGTCTAGGTAACGGTCAGCAGTAATAAAGATTCCTGAAAGTAGATTGTTTTCCAATGCTTCTTTTAGGGCTGCTTGAAGCAAGTGTGTCTTACCTGTTCCTGTAGGTCCAAATAAAAAGATACCCATACCATTTTGAACATGTTTCTCAGCAGAGCCAGCCCACTTCTGTACCCCAGCAAAAGAAGCAGGGTCACCTTTGTCTTGGTCGTATGTAATAAAACTCTTGTCCGCATAACGAGCGGGTACACGAGCATTTTTTAAACGTTCATCTACTGGGCGATTTCGCCAGTAGCGGTCGCTACGCCATTCAGCCATTAGTCCTCCATCAATCTAGGGTCAAGTCCCCACTTGCCATATTCTTCATTAGGGTTACTTGTGCGGAAA